GTTTGAGGACAGCGATGGGGAAAGAGGATGGCGTCCCATTCGCAAGTGATTTGTGTCATATCTTCAGGCGTTCCTCCGATTAAGGTCACGTCCTTCCATCGTTGCCACAAGCCACGAGGAATCTCGCAACCGGTTGTGGCGCAGATCCAAAGAATTCTGACGGGTTTCGGACAATTCGCCACATAGGTGGCGAGCATCTGCGCCTCAAATCCCTCTTTTACACGAACGATCAAATCCCAACGCTTCCTCAAGACACCGATACTGGATATCAAACTATATCCGCTTGGACGACCAACAGCTTCTTGAATTACCAATATATTCCGACCTTTGTATAAACTTTCAGATTCAATAATGTTAAATCTGCGTAACCAGGCTGTCTCATCTCCGACAACCAAGAACTTGTGTCCCTTCAACTGTCCGTCGAATCCTTCCACCCGTAGTGCTTCTTGTGGCTGAACAGAAAACATCCTTTTACTTATCCCAAGTATCTTCACATCATGAATTAGACGCAGAGATGGAGTTTCTGATTGCGCTATTTCTCATTCCTCTGGTTGATGCCCCGTGGTTGTATCTGACCTCTCCTTATGTCATTCCGATTTACGAGAAAATCCAAGGCGGTCCTTTGAGCGTGACTCCTTTGGCGGCCATTGTCGTCTATATTGCCCTCGCCTGGCTTCTTATCCAACAGACCAGTGTAACAGGTGCCTTCTTGAATGGTGCGGCAGTCTACGCCGTATATGATTTCACGGTTCTCACGGTTTTCAAGAATTTCAAACTTAGCTTAGCGATCGCTGATACTCTGTGGGGAGGATCCTTGTTCGCTATCTGCTACTGGATAATGAACCATTTCTCTCTCATTAAGTAGAATGAACGGAAATAACAATAATAACCTTAAGGTGCCTAAGGTAGTCAGGAAGAATCTGGTCTTTAATAATTCTAATAGTTCTAATGGTTCTGGAACTCCATCAACCTTAAATAGAAATAGTAATTTATCAAGCATTAATGGAAGTCTACCTAATATTCATCTGAATGAGAATAATGGAAATAGCACTATATCAATGAATGAGGAGAATGAACATAATGTGTATGAGAACAATAGTAATAGCAATTTATCAAGCATTAATGGAAGTGTACCTAATATTCATCTGAATGAGAACAACGTAATAAATGCCCGCCCAATCAGTATAAATAACTGGCCTGGTCTGGGTAGTCAGCGTTTTGAGAATGGTAGTCAGAGAAAGTCCAGAAAACAATATGGAGGATCCAGGAAGAATAAAAAGAACAAGAAGACTCGTAAGAGTCGCAAGAGTCGCAAAAGTCGCAAAAGCCGTAAATAACGTAATCTAAAGTAATTGTGCGATAAATACCTAATGTATCCCACGCAGATCACCACGCTCCTTTTCGCAACCAACGTATTCCACTCGTATTTCAAGCAGAACACTCCCCTTTTTTTGGCGGGTTTTCCTCTTTACACAACGAGTCTCATCTATCATTTCACTAAGCATTCTTACCCTCTAAATGTGAGAACCACCATTCCTCTCTGTCAGATGGACTATTTTCTAGCGTGGGTTTTCTATATGGCAGCTATCTATGACTATGTCACAAGAGGAAGGCGTATCATCAAATCTCCTTATTCCTATTTCTGCGTAACTATGCATCTAGTCATGCCTGTCTTCTTTGTTGCTTCTAAACCTTATAAGGCCCTCATGTGGACTGACGATCTCGTTGTCTCAGAACGGTGGCATGCCGTCTTTCATCTCTTGATCAATCTGGATACACATGTGTATTTGTATAATAGCTATACCTAAACAATCATAAAACTACGCTATAGAATGGCCTCTATTGCCGAAGCCATTATTTGCGAAATGTCTAAGGATCTTCCTGAAGCAGATCTGTTAAGATCCTTGAGGACGAACATTGAACCCTATATTTACAATCATTTGAGCCAGAAATACTATGCAAAGCTTCAGGCTCACTGGGAAACCTATATGCCACCTCTTCATTCAACATACGCCTATGTGATTATTGAACGCCGATGCCATCACAATTTTGATTTCATTCTTAAGAACATGGCCTGGGCGAATCCGAATATGGCGATTTATATCTTCTGCTCTGATTATAACGAAAAATTCATCTATTCTCTCCTGGGCGATAAAGTCAAGAATGTGAATATCGTCCAGGCATTTACTGGAGAAGGAGGGAAGGAAGGGTGGCCAGAGTGTAGTAAGCTATTATGTTCAAAGGAGATGTATGAAGTGTTCCACCCTGATACGGAATACATTCTAACGATCCAAATGGACGTCTTTATTCGTCGTAAAATCACGGAAGAACTTTTCGTGGGAGATTTCTGGGGCGCTCCTTGGGCATGGAATGAGGAAGCAGCAGGTGGAGGTGGGGCGACTGTGCGTAAAGTGGCGACCATGCTAGAAATCTGTACTAAACACAAGTATCACGGCGATCCTGCTAAAGAAGGCGAGGATATTTGGTTTTGTAATAGGATCGCTGAGGGTGGTTACACTTTTCCAGATTTAGAATTCAGGGCGACCCATATCATGGAGTCTCTGGGTGTTGATGATCCAGTGCTTGTCCACCAATTCTGGACCTTCCTTGTAAACGAAGATAAAACCTTTGATGAGTTAGTGGCATATATTGAACGGATTTTGACGCTGGATATGTAAGATAATCAGCAAAAAGTGATACCATTAGACTCTATTTTACACAGTCTAATGGACTCAGCCTACTCAAATACATCCCCCATTGTGCTATCAGAAGGAAATATCGTGATTCCAGCGTGTCAACAACGCACCATGGCCGACCGTAAATTCTTCAGTTACAAAGATGGGACCCTAAATCGCCTGGATGTCAGTCAGACGATTGCCGACAACCCTCGTGTGGTCATAGAGCCGTTGGCAAAGATTCTCGGTATGACCCGTATCAAATCCGTAAAAAAGCCAGAATTGGCTGAGTTCGTCCAACTGCGGATTGTGTTTGAGTCTGTGTAAAAATTATTTCATGGAATCCATTTAATAATTTAATCTAACTTATTTAAATTCTCTTATATAATTATAAATGAGCGCCATAAAGATCTACCACGCAGTAGTTGATACATGCTATAAGCACCAAGCGGATAACAGAGACCTTGGTAAATTTTTACGTACAGATTCGCGCGTTCGTAATAGTGGCGCAGGAGCGCTCGGCCAAACAAGAGCCCCGATCTACGTATTTGAAAAAGAAACAATTCAGGATAACTTTCCCGCTGATATGATTATACCTGTTACATGCCCCAGTATAGGCGGCCGCCGTAAATCAGTGCGTAGAAAGAAGAACCGCCGTTCTAAATACTCAAGGCGCACCAGAAAATAAGTCAATTATTGGAGTCTGTGTAAAAGGTGGGAAATGCTACGCATTTCCACTATATTTTAATACTCATCACTGATGAGTGTTAAAATATGATTCCAAACAATCCATTTAACACCAGTCCCCATGACCACGCTCCATACACTCAATGACGGCTCCAAGGTGCGTGTTATACAAGCCAAAGAGTTGATTCAGATTCCCATTTGGAATGGTCAACGTCTTAAGAGCGACGAACACGTTAAAAACATTAAAGACAGTATTAGCGATATAAAAAACCTTGATTTCGGCTTTCGCATTGTTTCCATGAGAATAGAGAACGCTGATGGAAAGGCGTCAATAGATAAATTCGTCGTTGATGGGCAACATAGGCACCAAGTCCTGTCAGACTATTTCAAGGAGAATCTGTGTAGTCCAGACTTTCCTATCGTGATTGTGGAAAAGGAGATGGGTGATGAAACAGATATCATCACCTACTTTCACACAATCAACAGACAGAAGGCTATTCCTTTCAAAACAGATCCGAAGATGATTGCCAATAAATATATTGAGGCGCTCTCAGAAGTGTTCAATACAAAGAAGGAGAAACTCATTCGTGATAAGACGACGAAGCGGCCTTATTTGTCCGTTGAGAAACTGCGTGATGAATTGGTCAAACGGGTTGGCCTAGCGAAGGGAACCGTCAAGGACTTTATGATGCGTGTATGTGAATACAACAAGAAAGAACTTAATTCTGCTGGATTAAATAGTGTATTTGAAAAGAAGGATGATGATATCCGTGAGCGGGCGGTGAAACTCAAGTTCATGCTGGCGATTGATACGAAGTTATCGTGGATTTCTGAGTGTGTGTAAAAGGTGAGTCCAATAAAGACTATTTAGCTGCGCCGCTTCAGCTCCTCCAGACACTCCATAAATTCTGCCGATGCTTCCTTTGACCACGTATCCAAATCGTAGATTTCCCAAGCTCCTGTTAAAGGGTTGATTAGGGAAGCCCAGCGAGTGCTCAGAGCAATTTCTCCATGTCTTCCTAACGCTACGTAGGTCAAGACCTGTAGTAAATTCTTACAATTTCCTGAATCACGCAAATCACTTGGAGTAGTCGCCGTCCCACACTTGACTTCCATAATCATATTCTTTGACACAAGGTCAATCTCTCCAATAATGAGACTTTTTGATTCTAGAGGGACATCTCCTTTCAAATCATCATACTCACCTCCAACTGCGGCGAAACACTCCCTGACATTCTTACAGACCCCTTTCATGTTTTCTTTCATGAATAAATCAAAGCCGAAGGGAAGTCCCTGATACGAATCCTCAGGGGCCATGGCAGCCTGGATTTCTGATGTAATAGAATTCTTATAGAAGTTCAGGGTTTGTGCCAGAATATATTCTTCCCTCAGTGTCCTAACAGGTTTGGCATAGACTTTCCTCAAGAGACTTTGAGTGCGCATATAGACGACCTTTAGATTTTCCACCATCTGCCATGTCCTGCCGAGTGAAAGGGCAAGATATCTGGATCCACTCACATAATTACTTAGTTCATTCAAGGGCTCCTTATCAGAATTTAAGAAATGGATGTAGAGCTTGGCAAGGCGCATTGACAAGTCCTCATATGCTTCTATCCTATGAAGCCATGTTGTGCCATCTCCTACAATCTCCAAGATACATTCTTGAACTGTGTTAGATGAGCCCTTACACATTATGTTTTTGATTTTCCAATCAATAAACGTGCCAAACGACAACTCACGATTCCTCTTTTTCATTTCAGTATAGACATCTTCCAAGTAAATTGGAGAACCATCCTTTGACACAGTCTTAATATTTTCTGTAAGGACCTTGATCCTATCATACAAATCCTTGTGCTGAGGGAGTTTTCGGATTAACTCTTTTACACCAATCGGCTTCGCCCTTCCCTGCTCGTAATCTTTCTGCTCTGTTCCCCATAGATGAATATCAACAACATCCTTGAGTGAATCGTCAAGGCGAGCAAAGAGACGATTGCGCCCTCCAGTATTTGCGTCAGCAAAGATATAGAGTTCCTCAGCGGCACGAGTAAGACCAACATACAAGAGATTCGTCTTTTCAGCAATGAACGCCTCAGAATCTTCCTCACCATCTCTCAGGCTATACATGGAATCGGTGATGTTAATGATGGCGACAATATCCCACTCTAACCCCTTAGAAGAGTGAATGGTGGATTTCTGAACGGGTGCCATTTCGCTAGAAGAATCATAGGTGAATTCAATGGTGGCACAAGTCTCATCCTCTTTAGTAATTTGGTGGAAATCTGGCGTGAAACCGAGACTCTTACTTCGCTCAAAGAGAAGGGCAGTGATATACTGATAGGAAACACACTTTAACATAGGAAAGATGAGTGCAACAGATTTGGACGTCTCCTTCGCTTTTACAATGAGAGGAATGATCGTAGTAACCACCAAGTCCTCAAATTCTCCAAGACCCTTCCCAGGATTCTTAGCATATTCGTAATATTGTGGCTTGGGTCCATAGGCTTTAGTCTTTGGAGCCGACATGGGGAGAATATGACCGTCCTTGATCTCTGTGTTAAAGAGTGTATTCACGAAGTTGAGAATGGCTGGTGTGCTTCTGAAATTTGTGGTGAGTTGGAAGGTGGACAACTCTGGGTCAACCTCATATAACTTCGTCCTGAGGAATTCGTTAGACGTTCCACGAAACCTGTAGATATTCTGGGCGAGGTCACCGATTGCGATGACACGCAGAGCGGGCTGAATCTGCTTGAAGAGTTGGACGAATTCAAATTGAGACTCGTCCAAATCTTGAAACTCATCCACGATCAGAATCTTGAACCGCTTGAGAATCTGTGTTAGATGAGTATTCCTTTGCCTCATATGGGTGAGGAAACGCTTCACTCCCTCCTCCATACATGAATCATAGAGTCCCTTTTCTTTGTGGGCGATAACACCTGCTTGGATGCCGAGCTTAAACATCGTGGCATGGAAGGTGCCGTATAAGAGCTGAGCACGACGACCAAGAATCTTGGCGACCTTGTCACGAATCTGCTTTGCGGCGAATCTGGTAAAGGTGATGAAGCAGATCTCTTGTTCTTGAACCTTGTTATCCATCTCTTTTTTCACAAACAAGGCCATCGTTGTGGTTTTTCCAGAGCCGGCGGCAGCTAACACACGAAAACTTCCTTGTCGGCAAGAAAGAATTTGTTGCTGCTCTTCGGTTGGTTCCATCTTTAATACTTGCCTGTGGACTTTATGCTTCGGTTTGTGTGGGGTTCAATTTTTACGGGTCGTAAAAAGTGAGTCCAATAAACACCATTTAACACAAGTCCCAAAATGTTCCTCATCCTTCTCCTCGCATCCGCATCCGCCCTAACCCAAATTCAAACTTATCCTCGCACGTATCTCCGTGGCCTTGAACACGATGAACATATTAATAAGGAAGAAACCTTTATTTCTCAAATGGTTGATATCATTGTTAATGATGTCCTTCGTTCAGCAAGCAAAGGTCTTACAAGCTATAGTCTCCCCTTTGAGGGGTGTGAGGAGTATGTGAAGCGAAACCAATACACAAGCGAAGTTTCTGTATCACGGTGTAAGAGGGTTACTACTAAAATTTATAACAGGGTATCTGCTCATTTCCCTGATAGTCAAATATTTGATAATGGTAGTGGTTATACTCTGATTTGGGATTAACTTGTCTTATGGGCGTAAAAGATGATTTCATGGAAACCTTTTTAACACCAGTCCCCCATGACCACCAATGTCTACGTCCTTCGCCTCGAAGGCGGAAATTACTACGTTGGAAAGAGCGATAATGTGATGAGCCGATACCAACAGCATTTGAACGGATCAGGATCCGCCTGGACAAGAAAACATAAGCCATTGGCGCTTCAAAAAACATATGAAAACGTATCGCCTTTTCAAGAGGATGCCATCACTAAAATGATGATGTCAAACCACGGGATTGATAAGGTGCGTGGGGGTTCGTATTGTGAGATTGAACTCAGCAAGGTTCAGATAGATAATATTAATAAGGAAATCTGGGGAGCGAAGGATTACTGTTCTCAGTGTGGAAGGAAGGGTCATTGGTTCAAGGATTGTTACGCCAAGAAAGATGCTTCTGGAAATACGATTTGGTATGGGGAAGAGCATAAGGATGATGAGGAAGAATATGATTCAGACTAAGTGTTAAAATTGACCTCCAAACAATCCATTTAACACCAGTCCCAACATGTTCCTGCTCGCACTCACCTTCCTAAGCCTAGCAATCACAAGTGCTAACGCAAGCCAACCTTATTACACTCGCATCAATCTTCGTAATAATAAGCATGCCGAGATGATGAGAGTGGAAGACAAATTCGTATCCCAAGCAGTCGCCTACATTGAGGATGGCGTTATGGAAGCATCCAAGAAGGGTCTGACGAGCTATACAGTTCCTTTTGTGGGATGTGACGATTATGTAAAGAATACCAGGGAATACAGAAATGATCTGACCGTTACGCAGTGTAAGAAGGTCATCGCCAGGATTTATACGACAATTCGTAATGATTTTCCAGACAGCTATATCTTTCATGAAAAGGGAGAATATACTCTGAGTTGGGGTTAGCGTAATGAACAAAAAAATTGGGAGAAACAGAGTTTCTCCAACCTATTTTATTGTTCATTAAGAATGAACAATAAAATTGAAACCCCCAACACCCTTTTTTACACAGTCCCCCAAATCCCAAAATGTCCCAGCTAGAACCAATGAGTCGTGAGCAGATGCGTAAGCTGAGGGCAGAGACTGAAGAGAAGGTTCGCATGACGAGAGTGAATGAGATTATTAAGAATACCTACGGGCATGCTACATACCAAGCGAGGTCAGGACTATCCACATCCTATCATGAGAACGTAACAGGTAGGGACGAAGAGAAGTTTATTGGTTCAAACATGACAGATATCCTCAAAGGTCTCCAGGAGCTCTTTCCTGGCTGCCTCGTCATGAAACAACGCCTTGTGAGGGGTCAGGATGGAAAAATGTATGATATGGCGTTCATGGATGAGAAGGTTCTTCCCTTCGTTAATCAAAGCCATAGCAGAGATTATATTGTTATTGATTGGACTTAGGTCTTTCCACGAAGTTATCGGCGTGAAAGTCCTTCATCATCCTCTGAATATCCTTTGCTACCACGAGAAGCTCTTTTAGAGTCTCGTGATAACCATCTGGAGTTTCTGGCTTTTTGAATACCATAGAATCCTCAATATGAGTTTGTGTTTTTGCCTTGGGTGCTTGTGTTAAAACTCTACCTTCCTTCTTTTTCTCCGCAAGCCCATTCTTATACTCACGCCTGGAGATAGCATCAGCAATAACTTCTGGAGATAACCCAGTATATTTCTCAATATCTTTCATGGGCAGCTCATCGTTGAAATAATAGTCGGCAGCAATCTCCCTGAGCCTTGCTTCAATGCCTCTAACAGTTCGCCCATGGATATCAGCCATTTCCTCATGTGTTTTCTTTTTCTGAACGTTTGCCAAAAGCTTAACGATATCATCATCACCCCAAGGCTTCCCAGCATTAAGATACTTTCCTGGATTGTTCTCTTTTAGCTTTTGTAGTTGGCTGAACATAATGGGACTTGTGTAATATAGTATTCACCCTTCACTTTTTATTTTGACATAGATAACCTCCAACCAGTATAGATGTCTTCCCCAGGAGGCGGTTCTATAGAAGAAAATCTTGAAAACACAAACAGATACGCACGCAATTTAAGGAAATATGCCAGGAATCGTGGCTTGACCAGAGCAGCCCAGAACAGTATTTTTAAAGAAACAAGGCGTCTTGGTCAACAGGCGAGGAACATTCGTCGTAAGCATAAGAGGGCGCCACAACCAAAGCCATTAACTCAAGGGCAGATAAGTGCCTGGGGAAGTTTTAAAGAATATATACACTCCCTCCCTCTTTATTATATTTCTTGTCATGGAGGAACATGTGCCAGCTATGCTCAATGTGGCGCACCAGAACTTGATACCACACCCCCAACCTACCCTTTTCTTAGTTTACCTGAACATACATTTATGATTAATATTGTAAATGGAGAAATATGCCAGATGAACAATTTTACTGAGCGCCTTCTTATGAACAACGAACCACACTTTAAAAATGCCCTTTTGGTGGATTCGCCGAACGACTCTACACGCTGGTATGATCCGAGCTTTGAATATCCTATTTTATCAGGCATACATCGTTCTAGCCCCCGATCATTATATCCTAATTATATATGTATTTTTGATAAAGCAACAAAACCAGTCAGAATGGGAGTATTTAACTTGTCTGTTCGTGATCAATATGACAGGGCAACTCTTGTATATTTTCCTACAGATGAAGAACAAAAGAATCCTATTTTTATTGGAGATGTTATACGAAATGTTATCGCCTTATCAGGTCCTGGTATTTTTATTTTAGGGGCATGTTCAAGTATGTATGAATCTAATTTAAGTTCTATACCATCAAGCGAGTATGCCACAGGCTTAGTCAGAACTAATGAATTGGAATACACAACCATACACCCAACGTTAAGCATATCTCAAATCACATCCTTTGATCCCACTTTTTATATCAGGGATCCTGGCAGCCTATTACCAGTTGGTTTGCCAGATCCAGCCCTCATGGCGAATTTAGCTGGCGCCGTTGGAGAAGTGCCATCAACTATTTTTCCACCAGGCGAAAGAGAACAGAATCTTGTTGATGAATCAGAGAATTTATTTAAAGAATTCAAGAAGGACCCTACATTTAGGAGAACCAAGCATCCAAAGTCAAAGAATAAAACACGCAGGAAGGGTCATAGAAGTCGCAAACTCACTTGAACCGTGCCTTCATCATAATACGATTTAGCTCCACGAACTCAACAATATCTTTTTCACTGTCAGCGATCATCGCCTTGTATTCCTTCATAGAGGGGAGCTTGGACACAAACAGCTCAATCATCTTCAGAGCGAAGGGGTTCTTCTTCCTAATATACTCATCAAAGAGGCAGTTGATGAATTTACCACCCCTCATACAGCCACCCTCAGAGAGTCCAGAGGATCCAGTAGTCCCAATACACCAAATATTGTCACCACGTTCAGAATTCATATCTGCCCCAGCCTTACACAAGAGCCTGACGAGTTCCAGGGAGGTCTCATTAATTCCCTTGAAGATGGCCCAGAAGAGTGGAGGTTCATTGCTCATGGGTGTCAGAGGACAAGCACCATAGCGAAGGAGAATGGCCACCAAAGGGACATCGCCCTTCCGTATGGCCCACATCAAATCATGCTCAGGAATTGGTGTGAACTTCACCAAGAACTTGATGGCTTCCTCAGATTTGTTCTCAATCGCCTTCTCCATAGCGGCCACCATAATTCCTTGATCTGGAATCTCAGCCCCATAGTGGAGCAAGAGGTTGGCATATTTGAAATAGCCCTCTTCAATACATATCATAATGGGTGTATCTCCAAAACGGTCGACGGCATTCGGATCAGCGCCGGCCTTCAACAGAATCTCAATTGTCTTTGTATATTCTCCCTTAGAATCATGATGCATTATAGCCGAGCGTAATACACTACAACCGTCAATGATAAGATTTGGGTCAGCGCCGGCATCCAGAAGAAGCTGGGTTTTCTGGGGAGAGTAACTTGATGCGGCCAAGCTCAGAGGACACCAGTTATCACAAGAGTGATTCACATTGACCTTCTTAGAGAGAAGAAGATTAAACATCTCCATACTTTTGTCGCTACGACACACATACATCAATGCTGTCCATTCCACACTGTTGGGAATATCAGGGTTGGCGCCGAGGGCGAGAAGATGCTTCACACGCTGAAGAAAGTATGGGCCTTTCTTCATATTCAAATGATGGTAGTCTTCATATGATGATGCGAGAGATGTATATATACTAATCAATGTTCCATTGCAAAATGTCATGTTCATGACTTTTGGCAAGAGAATACGGTCGTCGGTCCAAGTCTCCTTAGAGGCCATGCTGCCAACGTAGGCCTCTTTTCCGTAGCCGTTCCAGGCCAGGAGATGGAGAGTATCTTGGAACGTTGCGTTCATTGGGGGACTTTGTTTATATGACGGCGAAGGTTTTCAATTTTTATAGTTTGGCAAAATGCCAGAGTATAAAAATAGCTTTGTGTAAAAAGGTCTAATCCTTCATCCGCCTCACCCAAACAGTCACGAAGCATTCAGTAGAGATATCCTTAATATCCCTATAACACACAAACCGACGATGGGCATAATCTCCAACATTCAACTCGATTAACTGCTTGTTCATCTTGAAAGGAGGATCTTGAATAAACCTTAGAATTTCATCTAAAGAATGAACCTTCTCAGTTCGAGCAGTACAGATCTTGAAATCGTCCTTATCCACAGACCACTTTATACCCAGTGTGGCTCCAACTCCTCTTGCGAAGGACTCATTCTCTTCGTGGCTATTAAAAACACTATGACCGTATTCAAAGGTATCTTCAGATGCCTCAGACGACATATTGATTCTTATCACTCTTATCCTTCATTATTTAGACCGATAGATCCAAGAATCTAATCATCAATCATCAAACGCCCACGCCCAATGAAGAAGCGCCTGTCGTTGTCTAGGCCTACAGGTCAAATCTCCATGACAGTTCTTTTTCACAGCCCCGTAATGTCTAGCGAAATTTTTCCATCTCTGAATCTGAACGGCGTCCAACTCAGGAATCCGCCGCCCCATCCAATATCGGCAATACCATTGAAACCATCCACGCACATCGGGATTTCTGAGCGACAAGACTTCTCTTTTCCCTCCCAACACCTTTCCACCAGGAACCCATCCATACTCTTTCCATTCAGATAGCGGAAGACGAGAATCTATCTTGAAATGATTCACGGAAATATCTTCCCCTCCTGGACAAAGTTTCCCAAGATGGCCGGCGTTCAGAAACCATTCGGCAGGGAATTCCAGGAGACAATCGTTCAGATATTTACCGCCGAAGGCACCGAGACACAAGATTTCTTCAGGCGTCAAATACGGCTCAAACCCCTCGGCAAACCCTTGACCAGGTGACTCCGTTAAAACATACGATCCTTTTTCCATCTTATTCCACACCTTGATCGTATCGCCTTTTTTAAAGGAGGCCAGAGGTCGCCCTTTCGTTTTCAGAATGGCGAACATGTCTTCTACCGTTTTTATCTTGAGGACCCGTTTGTCCATCTACACATCCCAACAAAGTAAAAATGGGAATCTACGAGATTCCCATTTTTATCTGCCCACCCTGTGGCTGATAAAAGTTGCGCCCGCTAAACACCATTTAACACAGTCCAACAACATAAATGGATTCCAAAACAGCAGATCTTCTTAAGCAATGGCGTGCCAGTCTGAGCGAGAAGGAGAAGCAGCTTCATGAGCTGGCGGCAGTAAAGCTAAAGAAGGAGATGGTTGTCAACGGGGGGAAAGATGGTGATAGTGGATCCTATTTCCCTGAGAGATGCCATTCCTTCCTCAAGTGGAGGAAGCAAAATGGAGTGTGACTCCATTTTGCTAGACCTCCTTTATCAAGGAGGAAGGCAAACGGAGTTTGACGTATCAAAAATATCATATACTATTATAATGATGTATATTCCATCACTATATGCCCATACATTTAGTGGTGGAGTATTGATGATTGCCATTCTTTATTTAGTATTCTGTAGTTCAAAGATTTTTTCTAAAGATCCTTATCAAATTGTACTGCTTATGTTGTTACTTTCCATAGCTGTTGGCATACATGGATTATCCCATGTGGCGTTAGAATCGGTGTATAACTATAATCTCCTTTCTCTCATTACAGGAAAACAGACGGAAGCGTTTCATCCTGCCGACTGCCCCTATAGAAAGAATTGCCCCTATAGAAAAAACCAATAAACCCCAATCAAACAACCTCTAACACAATCCCCGCCCGCATGGCCGCCAATTCAGAAAAGGAACTTCCTCGTGATGCCACAATCTTTGAACATTTCTGTAGAAGAAGCCAATCAATGACTCCGTGCTGCTGTTGCTCCTTGGTGAACCGCCCTAAAGTCTGTATGGGCGTGATGAGGGAAGTGGTATAGAGCTCCTTGAACCTATTTTTCACCTGGATCTCATCCGTCGCCAAGAAGAACTTCTCATCAGGATTCTTTTCAACAAGTTCTCCAATCTTCGCCTCAAAGGCGGGAAGAGGAGAGGCCTTGATACAATTGAGATGATCGGTGCGGCGAATATGAATTCCAATCGCATTTGTAAACGTCATTTGAGCGTTTGCCACAGCTTCCAGATAAGGGAGAACCTTGATTGCCTGGAGGACGGCGAGACCACGGGTCTTAAACTCATCATGGAAGATGCTGTAACTTTGAATATTTGGTCCTCCAGGGAGTTGTAAGACAGTTCGCATATCATCGGCATTCAGGACTTGATGAGCGTGGCTGAGATACTTGTTATAAGTGTTTCTGAGCCGAGGAATGGTGGAAATATCCAGAAGTTCAGAGATGCCGCACGCCATATGACCCACCTCCTCGGGCCAGTAAATATCCAGCTCTAGACCGAGATCTTCTGCCCACAAGGAGGCACAAACAATGGCACGAAGACGATTACAGAAACCGCCTTGGGTTCGTATCGACAACATTAAATAGTAAGAGCGGATTATTTTTAGCCCTTCCCTTCCGTAAACCTCCCCGAAAAAATTGAACAAGACATGACCCCTTCCGTAAGTCCTCCTATCTAAACTTATTTTGTGAGTAGTAATTACTTCTACACTGGAAAAACTACGCCGTCTTGTTTCCCACGCCCCCGCTGGTAGTTTCTATGCCATTTCTCGTGCCCGTCTGAACTCTCAAATTAGTCTGTGGAATCACCATCTGCCGAAGGTGAAGCCCTATTACGCCGTCAAATGTAATCCAGAGCCGATCTTGATCCGATGGTTGGCAGATGCTGGATATGGGTTTGACTGTGCTTCGGCGAGGGAAATTGATATTGTGTTAGATTCGGTAAGTAAAGGTTATTCAGGCGGGAAATTCCCCACCGGCTATTTCCAAGATGCCAATCAGCCCCCTGATATCATTTTCGCAAACCCGTGTAAAAAGAGAGAAGACATACAATACGCAAAGGAGGTAGGGATTAAGACAACGGTGGTGGATTCTGTAGAAGAAGTTTATAAATTGGAGAAATGTGGGTGGAACGGCGACTCCCTCATTCGTATCATGGTGGAAGATTCTGGGAGTAAGATGCCCTTTAGTTCCAAGTTTGGAATCCCTCTTACACAAGTTGAGGAGGTCTATTCAGCGGCAGAGAGAGTAGGTCAGAAGATTTCTGGCATAAGTTTCCATGTAGGCTCAGGATGCGAGGATCCACGCCAATACTATAAGGCGATTATGGACGCACATTCTGTTGCCAAGACAACCTCCTCAAAAATATCAAGCATCCCATATACGATTGACATTGGTGGCGGCTTCAGCACAGGATTTGAGGAGGCCGCCTTACAAATTAAAAAGACCCGTGGCAACATTCCGTCTAAGATCCGAATGATCGCTGAACCAGGGCGGTTCTTCGCATCCACCTGCCAAGATCTGTTCGTCAAAGTGATTGGAAAGAAGGCGACTCATGATAGGAAAGGATATAGATATACGTTGGACGAGAGCCTGTATGGACAGTTCTCCTGTATTCCCTTTGACCAGGCGACACCAAAATGGATTCGGGTGAGTCATGAAGGCGAGCAAAAAAGGGCCAATTGTCCAGCCGTCCTATACGGCCGCACGTGTGATAGTGTGGATATGATCGCAAAGTCCGAATCCACTGAGGAGTTGATGGAGGGAGATTGGCTCTGGTTTCCCAATATGGGCGCTTATACTACAGTGACAAGTACAGAGTTCAATGGTTTCCCACGACCTCCGTTAATCACTCTGGATAAGGAACCGTTGCCTGATTTGAATGAGTTCCCTACTTCGGCATGGCCTTCTGGGATCACCTACGCACGTCATGTGAGCGTATAATGGGCCTTTGCTTATTCAACCGTCTTTACCGATTCATCTGAAGGCCAGCTTTCAAGTTCTATCCTGATCGGTCTGAACTCGAAAGCTCCCACGGTTGAGTCAGCTTGTGAGTCAGGATAAGACAGGCTATGTGACTCGCCTGCTGACTCACCAGACACAGAAGCAGAAGCAGATTCCAAATCGATCTTCATCTCTTTTACGGTAATAGATCTCACCTGTATGAAACGATCTATCCATTCATAAATCTTCATACTTAGAGGCAGTGTGTTAAATGAGAATGTGTTGATGAACTTCATCCATTCGGCATCTGTTTCCTTACGATCAAGGGCTGCCATCATATAGGTCCGAAACATCATGCGATGAATGTGTGCATCGCCGGATTCAACATAAAGGAAAAGTTTCTCCTCCAGCTCTCTGTTCGCCTGGCGGAGTTGCTTGTTTTCTTGGCGGAGAAGTTCGTTCTCTTTTACTTCCATGGGGACTTACCGAAAAAAAAGGATAGGATATCATTTTTTTTAGGTGTTAGACGCAACACTTTATAGATAATAGCCATCGCCATAACGAGTTACATGTCCGTATGGCTTTGTGGTTGAATACTGTTTAAACTTATTTCCGGAAGCATCGGACACAGAAGTAATTGTGACATTGCCTGTGGCATAGTAAATAGAATATACTAACACGGCGATTAACACGATAAGAAGACCAATTTTCCACGCTTCCATTCTACTGTAAGATGGAATTAATATTGGACACTGGTTCAGCCCCAGGATAAGAACCTGGCAAAAAGTGATAGTTCGCCCTCCCTCATTCAAACAGTCCAAAATGCCAGCCGTTCTAGGAGGATTTGTAGAGCTTCTTGACACATTCGGTGACGACCTAACGGTAGTGAATGCGGCAAGAGTATCATTCCATAAAGAGGTAACGACCATGAGTCCAGGAGATGAGAAGCTCGTGAAGTATCTGGCGGATCATCATCACGTCACTCCTTTCTTCCATCCTCAAGCACGATTCAGGATAAAGATGCCAATCTTTGTAGCCAGAGAGTGGTATCGTCATCAAATTGGATTCGCCCGTAATGAGGTGAGCCGCCGATATGTGGATTCTGAGCCAGAGATGTATTTGCCGACCTGTGTAAGAGAGCGTGATGTGAAGCTGAAGCAGGGCAGTAAGGCGACGGAGGTTGCCGATCATGAGACGGCCCTGAAGCTCATCAATGAGACAAACGAGTTGGCCAAGGCCGCTTATACACGGCTCCTCGCCCTGGGAACTGCCCCAGAGGTCGCTCGCACCGTCTTGCCTCAGGGGATGTATACGGAATTTATCGAGACAGGTTCCCTCGCCGCCTACTCACGACTCTGTGCGCTACGCCTTGATCCTTCGGCACAGTGGGAGATACGTCAATATGCCGACGCAGTCTCTTCCTTAATGGAGAAGGCATTTCCTGTTTCGTGGAAGGCGCTGGGCTTTCATCCGCAGCCGCAGCCACAGCCTTCGCCCGAGCAGCACCCTTGCCCTGAAACAGTTCAAGGAGCTGTGAATGGCTGCTAGTATGTCTAGAACAAGTATCAGAAAGGGCAGACCCACAAACAACCCTTTTACACAAGTCATGAGAACATAGATAAACCCAACTCTCACCCTTTCTCTTTTTATTGGCACGCCAGGCAGCTGAACTGGCATCAAACCATTCTGGGGTAAATTCCATTAGTTTATAGTCGTTGAAAGGCTCTAAATGGTTAAAACCCTCTATATTCTAGAACCATGGATTTTATTCATATGGTCATATAAATTAATTGTATGAATACCTTTATCAATAAAGTATATTCCAAAGTTTCTTTCATAAAAGCAAGAACCTGATTTATTGATAGGCGGGATGGTTAAATGCCGAAATATATCTTTTATAGTTGTATTCTTTACAATGAATGAACTGTGTTGTGCCAAATTGAATTTTGTATCAATGATGGACTGATAATTCAACCCACTTTCTTTCAAATTTTCGATACCTTCACCCTTTATACTAGGATGTAAAGTATATCCACTTAGATTATGAAAAGCATATACTGTTGTATCATTTACACGAGATAAGTCTATATACTTGAAAATTATATTTGAATCTTGAATACAAAAGTATATGTCGAAATTTGGATATGTGTCAACTATATATTTCCAAGCACCGTATTCGTAATTTTTATTCTTAATCATATGTATTACCACATTAGGATAATCTTTCTGTATTTTTTCATAATATATATTACTCGTGCTATCGCTATCTACCACATGGATGGTATAGGTATCCTGTGATTCTTGTGATTCTTGTTGTTTATTATTAATTTGTTTCGTATATAATTCTTCTATACAATTATACAGTGTTGGATTCGGATATTTAGAAGATATACATATAAGTATATTCATTATACAGTTTCTTTGTAAAATTTCTTGATGAAACATCCGTAGTCCCAAATTTCGTTCTCTTAGATCTTAGACTAGTATTCTGATTCCAACGGAAACACAATACTAAACTCCCTCGAGCTGATCGTTACCGATCAAGAGTTCAAGATCATCCCCAATTGTAACAGGCCTATGGATGATCCAGTAAATACTTGTAATCACAGTAAAATTAATCTTATTCAACACTTGGTTGGAGTGTTAAATTGGGTTGAATGTCCCCCATGTCCATCACACTAGTTTCAACTCTCGTCTTGGCTTTTTCGGCTTTTCTGTACTAATATACAACACGAGAGTTCACACACATACTATTGCCAGTAACCACCCTGGCTGCACGATGAAGGGGTGGCACATCACGCCAGGTGTCAGAAAGAGTCATCGCCCTGTGATACGGCTCGTCTTCTTCCACCTCTTATCCTTTAGAAAAAGATTAGAGGTGTTCTGTCATCTGAGATTTATGTTAAGATATGAATTTTTACTAACAATAACATGCTACTAAAAAAGTGCGAATACTCCAGCTAAAGCTGGAGTATAGGTCTTTTTATTGGTATTAACATACCAATAAAAAGCCGACCAGAGTGGGAGTTGAACCCACGACTTCACGGTGATAGCTTATACCTCAAAAAGAAATATAATACAGGCATCTATGACCTGCCCCGCTGGTAAAGCATTTATGCTAAACCAAGTCATATAATAACAGCCGTGTGCTCTAACCAACTGAGCTATCCAGTCATTGCGCTTATACACCTCAACAGAAATCTGACAGGATTCCAAGGGCATCGGAGGGGGTCGCGAGTCCCCTCCTACCCTTGAAACGGAGGATTAGTTTAGGCCGTTGAACGCAGCTAGAGTTCAATAAAGCTACGAAGCTAGAGTTCTAAGAATCCCCCATCTCGGTAATAGCCAATGTGATCGCCTGGCTCACCCTTGGCGTCAACATCAAAGACAAGGTCATCCACAATCAACACAGTAATGTCACCAATAACCATTTTACACAAATCAATAGAATCTGTTTCCATCTTCACCACAGGCTTATCCACCTCTTTGAATCGCACCTCAACTGGCTTGAATATCTCTTTTAGATTCTGTCCTTGCGCCTGCCCCTGCGAAGGTTTTGGTATAGATTTAGCCTTCGCTTTTGCTTTGGAAACAGCCGCCTTCCGCATCTCCCTCTCCACCTCCTTATCTGATGGCCTTTGAACCTTCCACGCACCGAGCTTTTCTGCCTCCGCTTGAGCTGCCTCAGCCGCTTGAATCCACTCTTTTGCCTCTCCTGATATACGGTCGCCAGACTCCTCCAACTTCTTCATCTTCTGCCAGAACATAGGACTTCCGTAGAGGGCAGAAACAGCTGGAATCGGTTCTGTGATCAAGCCATGAAGCATACGGGTCTGATATTTCCCGTCCCTTGGCCTCTCTAAACACTTCTGACACAGATCGCCATCCGCCTTACGACCACATTGATATGCTAAACTCACGGTAAAACACGAAGCTATTCTAAAGTTCGTCTTATCCCAATTTGTTAGCCGACCCAGACATTTGCCTTCGGCTGTCATTTGCTGACTTGTTCATTAGGCACCGGCAAAAATCAAGTTTTACCCTATGGTGCCAGACTCAGAGTCCTGGCGCTTGGATCAGAAGTCTCAGGCGACCACCGAGGCATCCAGAAAGGCCAGTAATCACCAGTCTTCTTATACCTATCTTCATACAAACTTCTGTAATAAAAAGCCTCTGGAGTCTTTGGACGAGGCTCAAACTTCTCAGCCAGCGCCTCCCACCCTTCTGGGACTAACCCTTGGCCAAGAATACGCTCCTGGATTTCCTGAAACCAAGATTTCTCCTGAGTGCTGACTCCGTCAGAAAACGCCTCCTTCTTTCTCCAGAGAACGGCATCGGGTAAAAGACCTGTGTTAAAGGCATCCCTTAACAACTTCTTTTCTGGTCTGCCACGGCCAGCCGAAGGACGACGAAACTCCGTAGGGATACTCAGCGCCACTGCCACGAATTGCTTATCTAGAAACGGTGTCCGAGCCTCCAAGCCATGGGAACTGATGGACCTATCAGAGCGCAACACATCATAACGGTGAATCTCGGCAAGAAGTCTCTGGCTATCCGCCTCAAAGGCAAAATCGTTCGGCGCCTTATAAAAATACAGATACGACCCCCACTCCTCATCCGACCCGTCACCATTAAACACCACCTTACACTCGCTGCGTCGCCGCACTTCACGAGCAATAAGCCAATTCCCCACAGATGCCCGAACCGTCGTAATGTCATAGGACTCAATGTCACGAATCACCTCAGGAATACTGGCGAACATCTCATCGGCCGTAACCACAACCTCATGATGCTCGGACCCGATCCACTCCGCCACTAAACGAGCATGCGCCAAATCGCTACTGCCCACCATGCCAATACTGAAGGTCTTGAGCGCCGGCTTCCCCATCTCCTTGAGCCGCTTCTGGACGAGGGCGGCAATCAAGGAAGAATCCAGACCGCCGCTCAACAAGGCGGCCACAGGCCGCTCGGTCAAGAGACGCTTCTCCACTGCCGAAACCAGCGAATCATGAACGGTGGCCTTGGCCACCTCCTCGGTCATGTGCGAAGCCTTGAGCCATGGAACGCTGTGATAGATATCCTTTTTTACACAAATCCCGCCCTTTATCGTCCACACTTCACCCGGTGGAAACTCCAGCACCTTTGCGTATGGTTCAATAATCTCCTCTAACACCTTCCTCTCGCTGGCAAAGGATAGACCGAAGAACTTATCATCGGACCAATACAAGGGGCGAATACCATAGGGGTCTCTGGCGACGATATAGGAATCGGAATCAGGATCATATAACACAATACAAAAGACTCCGTCCAAGGCACGGCAGAATGCCACAGGGTCTTTGATGGTAGAATACAGAAACCCGAGGACTTCACAATCGGAACCCTTACTGGTATAATCAAGGGTCTTCTCAAGCGCCTTGGCATTGTAGATTTCCCCGTTACATATCCAGGTGGCATAGGATTTCTCAAAGGGCTGCATTCCACCCTCGTGAAGGCCGTTAATAGCGAGACGGGTGAAGGCGAAGGTCGCCTCGTCAAAATGCTTTATGGACGTTCCCTCGGGCCCACGGGCAACCAGATGAGACACGGCCTTCTTGAGCTTGGGTTCAGTATACCGATTTACAGATGAATATAAGACGGCAAGGATTCCACACATTCTTCTTAGGTGCCGAAGTTTATTAAGCCTGCTTTTCCGCAAGGGCAAAGGAAGCAAAGGACGCAAGGGCAAAGGGTCACGCTGCGTAAAAAACCAGAAGGCGTGAATAGAATGGACGCATCAGACCGCATTCGTAGAAATCAACAGTCACGCATTGCCGCACCTGCCTTTCCTAGTTTCACGGCTACATGGTCTTCTGGTGCCACGACGATGACGAGTGTAACAGGAACTCCTGTCATAGGTTCATATGCCAACGCAACAGGAATCCCTTCTAACACCATCATCACGAATGTTTCAGGAACCACTGTCACACTCAGCGCCGCAACAACTGCCGCCCAAGCCACGGCAACAGCAGTGGTCATGACACCAACTGGCGCATCTTTAACATCTTTTAGAACCTATGAGGCGAAATACAACGTTGAAGGTGGTGTTTCGTATCTATCGTATGATACTGGCATTCCTGTCTATGCGTCCACTATTGGTTCTTTCGGCTGCGAAGGAAGCAACTAAAGCCCCTTCCCAGGAAAGCTTCCTGCGGAAGCGTAAGGCACGAACTAACCCTTCACTTCTCGCAGCTGATACTTTGGATACGTCCCATACATCCACCAGACATTGTATCCAGCCACACCTCCAGCAAATCTTCCATACACATTCTCATCTAGATCAGCCAAAGGCCTTGTGTCAAAGGTATATCCTTCACCAGCGAAATCATGTGACACGATAGGGTAGAATTTAACCCATTTCTTATCACTTTCACGGAAAATCTCCAAAGGCATCTTTCAGTGAATAGTAGGAAACCCTAAAGCCCCTTCCCATTAACTGGTAGAATGTTAAAGACCATGAAGGAGAAGCTGGATGAGATTATTCCTCTTCTCAAGAAGCTACAAGAAATTGGTATAATTCCAAACGATCCTGGCTACACAATGACGAAGGCCTTGATGGATGTTTGGCTAAAATCTGAAATTGATATTCACGAAGAAATCCAATTTGTCCGTTACGGCCGAGTGGGTATTCTCGATCTCTATTCAAAGCGAGGGAAGCGACCAAGTTTCGTCTTGAAGGCGACCGAGGAGTTGAAGGAGTATATTGATCGTCAAGCCGAGGAGGAGAAGGCTGATTCTGAGGCTGAAACTTCGGCCAAGGCCGAAGAAGCCTAAACTTTCTACACATAGAAAACACAATGGATCTTCTGAAGCTGTCCGTTGTGAAGAGTGTGGTATCAGCCCTAATCTCCTATTCCGCTCACTACGCCACCGCCAAGCTCTATTCAGCAGCCTGTGTTCCTGATGGATTCTACGGCTTTCTCCAAGGGCTGGTGACATCAGGAAGTCCGGTGTGCCAAGTGGGTATTCAGGTTCTTTCGGCAACCCAAGTATCCTATTCATCCATCATCATGATGGGAATGTCACGGCTTATCTTGGATGCTGTTGCTCCTACCCTTCCTACAGAACCTAAGTCTGAAACCCCTTTGTAAAATAGAGTTACAAAGAAAAGATGAGTGCCACCGCCGAAGGTTCATTATATGAACTCGTCGCCAGAGGCAACAAGGACGTCTATTTATACGGTGACGATTCCAAATCCAGATTCCTATTTGACAATTCTTATGAAGCCCAGGCCCCTATTTTGGCCGAACGACGAATCGTCCCACCAGTCTCTACGGCAGAATTCGGCCGATCTGTAGAATTCCTCTTTGACCTCGTCGGTGATCTGATGAGAGACCCTTGTATCCTTATCAACCTCCCCACCTGGCTTCCTGTTACACAAGCCAAACTGAATCATAAATCCATTGTCCAAGATTTGAGCGGTGTCTCTTTCGGCTATACCCAAGCAGTGGGCTACTTCCTCTTTGAGAATATCCAGTTTTTCCAAGATAATATCCTCCTCCAAGAATTCAGCGGCGATACGTTATGGGCCTTGTCCAAGAATTCTGGCACCTATTCCAGCACCTTTATCGAGATGGAAGAAACGGGCGACCACGATGGAACACCGATCTCTATTCAACATAACGCCACTCCTCCGCAACTACGGCTGGAGCTGCCTTTGATAGGATGTCAGGAGGGTGAAGGAGGTCAAGGATTCCCGCAACGAGGCGCCACGAGACACACCTATCGCCTGAGGTGTAAGCTGAGAAAATTGGAAGATCTCGTGGAAGCATCTGACCGAAGGCAGAAGCCCACACCATGGAAAAGGCAAATGACCCAACAAACGGCGACAGGAACGACCACCTTTACGACCTTGAAACGAGAAGAGATCGCCCCCATTAAACTCCAATTGGAAACGAACCAGGTCTATGTGGACAATGAGACCCAGCAAGCCTTAGAGAAGATCCCCACGAAAGTCCGGTTCAAGAGGCACTTTGAGAACATTTTTACACAAAGCGCTCTGGAATACACATCCGTCGTGGCTGGAGGAATTTCCCAAGTGAAACGACGCATCGATGGACGGCATCCGACCAGCCGTCTCATTTGGTATTTCCGATCCACCGCCGATATCTTGGCCAATCGCCTCTACAGTGTCGCCACAAGTGCCAATCAACCCTATTTTAACACCATCACCCTGGCCATTGCTGGAACACAGAGGGAAGCGCCACAGAGTGCACAAGTCTGGAGAGATTTGACGAATTATGCCAAAGAGGATACTGATTCTGGCTTAGAGATTTATACAATGAATTGGACCTTGGGCAATACGCCAAGGGAGCGACCCGAGCTTCTGACCACCACAGGGGCCGTGAACTTTTCCAGTGCTGATAAACCGACATTCTTTATTGATTTGGCGAATCCCGGCACTGCCAATCCAGCGACAGCAACGACCCAGATAAACATCATCCAAGAAGGCTGGGCGCAGTATCAGACCGATGGAAAGGGGGGCGCCGAATTATTTTCGTTTAACTAAGGACTCCAGTGCTGTAATCTATCGATACAGCATTTCCGAAAAATCAAAATTAAAGAATTTTAGATTCTTTAATTTTAATTTTGACGGTAGATGGCAACTCTCACCGATTTATCGGCGAATTATCTAGATAATTTTGAACGAGAATTATTTGTCGGTTATGAACGAGCAGGAGGAGACATCGTCACGTTACTGGACTTGACGCCGAGAGATTTTCAAGATAACGAATATTTTCCTTTGGCCGCCGAGAAAACATGGTGGTTACCGAAAAACCAGAAACTGAATCCTTTTAGCATATCCGTTCAAGAATTTCCTTTCCGTGGTCCAACCGCCTTTGGGCAGCGATTCACCTTTGATCTTAAATCCGTGGGATGTGGGGATCTCTTGATGAACACGATCCTTCAGATTGAATTGGGTCATTGGTTGGACGATACGACCCTCTTACGTCTAGAATCAGGGAAATACACGATCACCTCAGAATTCTGGGCCTATGCCAGATCTCTTGGATCGGTCATGGTGGAAAAGGCCGAGCTGGAAATCGGTGATTCTACGATTGAGACCATTGATGGAGATTTCTTGAACGTGGTCTATAGCTTAAGCGATGTGAACGCCCAATTTGGAATTGGAATTGATGGGTTGGGTAAGCACCAGCCTACACAGTCACGACCCTTTCCCACGCAGGACAGAACCTTGTACATTCCGCTTCCCTTCTTTTTTTCCAGGATCAAACTCAAGGAGGCACTTCCCCTTCTGGCTTGTAGGGAGGGGTCGGTGAGAATCCATATTACGCTCCGTCCCTTTCACGAATGTATCCAGAATATTACGAACCCTCGTACGTGTATTACAGACACCCCGCTCTCGTCAGAAACAACTATCACGAGCTATCTGAATACCGTTCAACAGGTCACGACGGTGAAGGCGCTGGCGACGATTCCGCAATTCAAGACGATTAAGCTCGTGACTCAGGCGGCGAATACGGATGGAGAGATGCGCCAGAAAATCTTAAGGACCCCGTTTGAGATTCTGAGGCGAGATGTCTCCACTTTCTATTTTGAAGAACCGCTCAAATATGCCACCAATAAGACATCCTCTGACACAATCACGATCCAACTTCCTCTAGAACTCAATCATCCGATGGAAGAATTCGCCTGGTTTATCCGACGAAAGGGGGCGGCCTTGAACTCTGAATGGACGAACTATTCGGCTGTTCTGGCATCTGAAGAAAGTCTGTATAATCCGTCCACCCCCCTACTCAAATCGGCCAGTATCCAATTTAACGGTGTGGAGATGGTGAATGCCAATGAACAATTCTTCAGGAGTCATTTGGCCAAGAGATATGATTCCAGTGTGGCTTATAAACGATATATGTATGGATATTCGTTCGCATCAGCCGTGGGACATCAGCCGTCAGGAACCTTGAACGCCTCTCGCCTTCAGACAATTCGTCTAAATCTGGAAGTCTCGGCGGTCGTGGGTGATACATGGGAAGTCAAGGTCTTCGTGACGACGCTTCAATGGCTGCGCTTCCAGAATGGAATGGCGAACCCGATGTTCCAGAACTAATGGCATAAGGTGGATACAAAATGGGAATCTCGTAAAAATTGAACCCGCAAACCATCCATTTTACACAGTCCCCAAAAGTCCCAAAATGACTTACAAAGAAGCAACCTTTTGTACACTCTGTGTCTTAGTCACCGCCCCCTGTTCCATCCCCCTCTTGTGCGTTGAACACTGTATTCAATGCGAGAAAGCCAGGAACGGCGTCGTTCCTCAGTATCCACAACCCATACGTTCATGTTGTAAGAATGGCAACAGCAATTATACTTGTTGTTGCCCTCCTGTTACGCCCATTAATGAGAAGCCCATTTGGCTTCCTGCTTTCCTCAGATGTGAGACACAAATCCCTTTTACACAGCCTATACAAAAGGTCATGGACCAACAAGGGTCACAACAAGCAGACCCAAAAGAGGAAATCCATATGGAAATGCCGACTATTGAAATTCCTATAGTTCCAAGAACTCCTACCAAGAGGATGAACAGCGATATTTACCGAAGTCTTTAGATTTCGGTATTTACCGAAGTCTCTAGATTTTAGTATTTACTAAAATCTTTAGATTTTAGGAAGAATCATATACGGATTGAACTCTATGCTATAGAGGGCAAGAACTTCTGGCAAATCGTTATAGAATGCGTCAAAAATCAAGAGAGTTCCAGCAAATCCAATGATCAATTTATCCCAATAATCAATGGTTGGTGTTTTATTTATCATAAAAAAGATAATAATGAATATTCCAAGAGAAAATTTAAACATGATATTACTTGATAAGAACACAACATCTTTATGATCTTGTAGTCTTAAGGTAACAAGAATAAATTGTATAACCAACACAATTTTTAAGAATATCAGATACATTCCAAAGAAGGTCATTCTACCAGGACTAAAGAAATAAGTCAGGACACAAACAGATGGCCTCATCAAGCCTGTTAAAACTTTTGGTCTCAGGACTCCAAGATGAGCGCCTGTTACCGCCAAAGGGGCAGCCAATTCTTTTTCAAAAAGCCTATGTGAAAGCGGGGCGATTTACTACGGAAACCTATCGTGTAGATTTCGATAATCAACCGGCATTCGGGACAACAGCTCGTATCACTTTACCACGACGAGGTCATCTTATTACACGAGTATCGCTGGTTACCGTCATGCCAGATATAGCCTTGACACAGGCTACGGCGAGGGCATGGGCTCAAGCGAATAATCTTCCCTTTGCCGGTCCCACCTTTGGCTGGACGAATTCTGTTGGTCACGCCCTTCTCACATCGGCCTCGTTAACGATTGGAGGAGCGCCCATTGACGCCTTGAATGGAACATTGATGGAAGTACTGGACGAATTCACCACACCTCTGGAAAAGACCACGACGGTGAATCGTATGATAGGGCGTTGGGATCATGGATTCACGCCGAAATCTAATGGGTTTAGTGGACAACAGACTCTGATTACGCCACTGCCGTTCTGGTTCGCACGAGGAGATCCATCAGTCGCCCTTCCCATTGACGCTATCGGTATAGATCCTGTCCAAATCAATATCGGATTTAACACAGTCGATAACCTCTATACGACCACGAGCAGGATGAAAACTCCTGATGCCTATGGCTCTCAGAATCAGGTCACACAAGGTGATATCGTTGAGAAAGTCCCCACGAGCGGCACGAATATCTCAGGCAAGTGTAAAATAGTATTTACGGAATATACTACCTCACTTATCTCTCAACCCCCCGCACCTGGCCGAGGTAATTTGGCCTTGCCGCCGATGGCCGCCAGTCCGTTCTATGTGCTGGATCCGAGTGGCGTAGAAGTCTATGGCCTCAATGGAAACCCTGAGAAATCGGTGAGAGTTCGTCAGATTCCTGGAATCAAGATGGCTGACAGTTTTCAAATCGCCGAATCTTATCTTTTGGTGGAATATGTCTATATTGACAAGCCAGAGGCGAATAGGATTCGTCTTTCTGATCTAAGTTATCCGATCCTCCAGCATTATTCCTATACACAGGACACGAACCAAGGGTCAACCACCCGCATTAACATGCGAGTGCCCAACATGTGCCGGCAACTCTTTTTTACCTGTCATCGCAATGATGCTGATCTGCTCAATGCCCCTTTCCTCATGACGAGAGATCTGAGCGGCGCCTTTATTGCCGACGCCAGTGGCGTGGGGCCGATCGCACCGTGGTGGCCAGATGCGCAGGGACTGAATGTGACGAAATACTCGCCTCTCATTCCTGCCTATTCGGCCATAGATTCTGAACCGATCACCAGTCTCAGCCTCAATTACGACGGCCGAATCGTGAGATACGCCACGCAGTCGCCGGCCTTTTATAGGAGTATTCTGCCGAGCCTAGAACAACGGAAAAGTCCGTGGCATAACAAGTATATGTATAATCTACCTTTTGGCACCAGTCTAGAAGAATACGGAGTCAGTATCTCCACAGGTCACGCAAATTTGGACAAGGTTCAGAAGATTGAACTCGCTCTCGCCTTCAAGCCTTTTCGTGGATCTATCTGCGTAACGGATGTTCCTAACTATACTGTCACAGTATGGGCAGAAACATATAATATCTTGAAAGTCTATGGTGGTCGTGCTGGATTATTGTTTAGTTATTAAGGGGTAGTCTTGATAATGATAGAAGAAGTTGCCACCATCGTTCCTGCGCCAGAGTATGTAGAAGTCACAGACACTTGGTACACTGTTGAAGGTGTTAGGCCAGTGAAGGTGGCAGAGTTGCTGGTCACAGAAGAAGGTGTGGTAGAAACATCATTGAGGGTGTATGCGTATGTTATAGAAGTATCTCTACCAGACCATGACACGACAAAGCTATCGCTGGTAATGGAAGAAGATGTGAAGGAATTTGGGTCGGTATTTTGTGTAATCGTTTTAATATTTGCCGTCTGTGATGTTAAGAGTGAGCCATTACCAGAGCATATAGATAGCATTCTTATTCCATACAATGCGTCAGTCCATGTAATTCCATCAGATGAATATATTGTACATCCACCGCCACCATATCTCACTCCACTGGCAACCCATACTGACCCATTCCATGCCACAGAATCACATTGCGAGTGTAACAATGAATTGCCAGAAGTAGAGGATATCCAGTTAATTCCATCTGTTGAATAGATTAATTGATAGTTATTACCATTCGCTCCGCCAGCTACCCAAATAGAGCCATTTGTTGCTAGGCAGTAAGCAGGGTTTAGAATACTATTTGCGGCGGCAGCCCACTGTATGCCATCATAGGAATATGCCATGAAAGTTCCTGCCGCAACCCACATAGATGAAGTGGCAGACCATGCCACAGATGATACTATTCCCTGAGTATTAAAACCAGCATTGGGGTATAGAGCATTTCCAGAGGGAGAGGCGGTCCATGTTATTCCGTCGTAGGAATAGGCTAGGATGGTGGCAAGCTTTCCTGCTGCTACCCACATGCTGCCATTCCATGCCACCGTTTTACAGAAGGTTGTAAATAGGGCATTTCCTGAGGCAGAAGGTGTCCAGTTGATTCCATCATAGGAGTAGGCCATACGATTCGCTCCTTTGCCACCTGCTACCCACAGAACACCGTTCCATGCCGCACAAGAGCACTCTTGTGTAAAAACAGCAGAGCCAGAGCTTGATACATTCCAATTAAACCCATTTAGAGAATAGATTATCTTGTTTGTGCCATTAGTTCCAGCAATCCATACTGCTCCGTTATATGCCACAGTTACAGCGGAACAACTCTGAGGAACTAAGGCAGAGCCAGATGTTATAGTAGACCATGTTACACCATTATAGGAATATTGTAGTGCGATAGGTGCGGCTGTAGTGCCAATAAACATAGGTGTAGAAACTGGGCTAATTCCTATTAGAGTGAAGGGGTGTGTCGTTGTGGAGTTCAACCCTGTAATTAAGGCGGTATTTGTAGAAGCGTCGACTGTTGCTTGTGCTCCAGAGCCAACATTATATGTATACTCTGTATTTGCCGCACCACCAATCCAGGTTGCCGTTGCCGTCGTATTTGTCGTATTATTAAAGGATAGTTTGGTGATTGGTCCATTATATTGAACTGTAGGTCTTGCGGAAGTTGTTACGGTCCCTGAGCCAGAGGTTGAACCGATGGAGTTTGTGGCAGTTACAACCAGTCTGTAAGAGGTTAATGGGGTTAGACCAGTAAACACAGCATTTTTCTCTGAGACTCCATTATTTGTGGAAGGGGTCACTGAATTACCATTTAACACATAGCTATAAGATGTCGCTCCGCTTCCACCTGTCCATGAGGCCGTGATTGAGTTAGATGTAGTAGAGAAAGAAATGAGTGGCACAGTAGGGGCTTTTGGTAATTCGAGAGTTGCTGGCGTTATACTAGATGGTACAGAAGAACCTCCTGAATTTACTGCTCGTATAGAGAAGGTATATGTGGTTTCAGGTGTTAGGCTGGCATAGGTTAGAGTGTTACTTAAACTAGTGTCTGAGGATGGGCTAAATGTATTACCAGAGCTATCTGTTAAACTGAAGATATACGATGTTACTGTAGAGTTATTACTCCAAGTAATCGTGAATCCTGTTGTAGCTGCCGAGTAAGTAATATTATAAGAAGGGTATGCGCCAGGGTTACTTGCTCCAAAGAGTGTATAGTTAGAATTATCTTGAGAAGGGTCTATGCCATTGGAGCCGATAGTGTTGATAGATACATATATATTATTGTCTAGAGGACTGATGGTAATATTTCCAGCTGTAATATTGCTAGAAGGTGACCAAATACCCATATAGGTATTTGTGCTAGCGGACCAGTTTGAAGGAGTAAATGTTATATCGGTATTGGCGTTCGTACATGTATAGATTGTGTTATCTGTCCCTAATATACAGTCTAACACATTATACTGAACTCCACTGGTCCATAGACCTCTAAATAGGGGTGTGGGAGCCTCAGTGCTTACATTAAAAGGAGTTGATGAGAAAACGCCAGCATATCCTAACGAGATAATGTGAATGCTGTAAGAGGTGGAAGGAGTTAGACCTGTGAATACTGCGTTCTTGGCAGAAACTCCATTATCAGTGTCAGGAATCTTGGCGACACCGTTGAAGTAGTATAAATATGAAGTGGCGTTATTAGCCCCACTCCATATGAGAGTGAGACCTGTAGAAGTGACGGCGGTGGCATCAGAATTTGTTGGCATGTCGGCAGAATCGGCACTGCTGGTTGTGGTTACAGAGATGGACTCTACAGAGATGCCATTTGGATTCGTTGCCGTCATAGTGAGCATGTATTCTGTGTTAGGAGTTAGCCCATTAAAGTGAATAAACCGTTCTTCAAGGTTTGTAGATAGACTATTATCTATGAAAGGAGGGTGTGTCTCAGAAGGGCCTGTCAAAACAGCGGTATAGGCCGTCACGGTTGATTCTTGAGACCAAAAAAAGGTCAATTGAGTTGAGCCACCTAACTTAGCAATGTTATAAGGAGGGTAGGTGCCAGTTCCTGCCGAACCAACGAGAGTGTAGTAGGATGTAGTTCCAGATCCAGGATCAGTGCCATTTGAAGGATCTTGTTGAATACAGATATAGAGTTGATTATTGTATCCACTCACATATATAGTTCCTACAGGTTTGGTTTCATCTGGACCCCATACACCCCCATAAGGATTTGAATTTGCCGACCAATTGGCTGAATTAAACGTCTGCTCATTCGTGGCTGTCAAGGCGATATAGACCACATTTTCATACACAACCACATCATTCAGGTCATAGCTCCTTCCAGGTGTCCAATTGCCTTGAAAGGGAGGTGGGAGAGTCGTGAAGGATGCCGTGGCCGTGACGCTACCATAAGGGTTGGTGGCGGTTACGGTGACTGTGTAAGAAGTGGATAGGGTCAATCCTGTGTAGGTGATGGTTTTACTCGCCAGTCCATTGTCTGTGGTTGGTGCCATATTCCCTGACAGATCGCCCCCTGTCAAAGCGTAAGAGTAGATGGTTACTCCGCCGCCGCCGGTCCAAGTGACGGTGCCCGTATATACCGTGACAGTGGTGCTTAGAACCAAGGGACTAGGAGCATTTCCTACGACGGTCACGACAACTGACCCATTGGAAGAACCATGGCTATTTACTGCCGTGACTAGGACGGTATAGGTTTCTACTGGAAGTCCCGTGAAGCTGGCATTATTATCTAGACCGTCATCTTCAAGTGTATAGGTAACAACATTGTCAGAAGAGTCAGTTACCTTATAAGAATAACTTACCGCATCAGAGCCGCCATACCATTCAACAGTGAGTACATTATCTGTGGTTGAACTACTTAGACTATAAATAGGGAATGGTTGAGAACCTGCCAGGGCAAAGGGAGACCACTCTGCCTGTTGAGAAGGATCTGGCAACATTCCTCCCAAAACATCTTTAACGCACACATAGAGTTTATTATCCTCTGGATTCACCACAATGTGATTTAGAGAATAGTTCTGGATAGGCTCCCATGCGCCTAAAAAGCCAGAGTAAGCCAGCCAGTTGGAGAGGGAAAACGGGCCAGACGTGGCGACTGTACATCCATAGAGTCCTCCATTAGAAACCAAATCGGTCACGGAATAGGAGAGTCCAGAAGTCCATTGGCCTTTGAAGGTAGGGAGAACTCCTGAGGTTAGCACTTGGAATGTGGCAGGGAACTGGTTTCCAGAGGCATCACGGGCAACCACTTGGACGGTATAGAGTGTGGATGGGGTTAAGCCAGTAAAGCCGGCAGTCTGACGAGACAGGCCATAATCAGTATAAGGAGTCACTGAAACACCATTTAACACAAACTCATAGGAAGCAGGAGCAGGTACAGCAACAGCTTCAGTCCAGCGAATGACAAAGGCGGTCGCCGTCACGGCTGTGGCAGTCAAACCAGAGACTGTTAAATTATCGGTTGCCGAAGTCGTTGTGGCGATGAGATGTTCAGAACCGTATTGATTTCCTGCCCCGTCAATACCCACCACTTCAAAGGAATAGCTCGTGGAAGGAGTTAGACCAGTAAAGGTGGCGGAGCTGGAGGCGAGTCCATTATCCACTGAAGGAGTGACCTGATTGCCGTCAATGGCGTATAGATATTCGGCCACACCGGCCACCCCTGTCCAAGACAAGACAACAGATGTTTTAAATGCTGCCGCAGACAAGTTCGTGGGTGTCACATTGATGGCCTGGGCGGGGGTCGTGACTGTAATGATGGCATTGGCAGATCCGCCGCTATTCTCAGCAACCACCGTCACCGTATATTCGGTGCTGGGCTGTAGGCCGAAATATTTCACAGATTTATCACTTACACCATTATCTTGGATACCGCCATAAGTATTTAACGGCACACTTGGATTCGTGATATTATTTAAGAAATAGAAATAGTTCGTAGCAACATCACCACCAGTCCATCTTACACTCAGACTGTAGGGACTCACATCAAACGAAGATAAGGCCATAGCACTTGGAGGGAGGGCAGGAGTTGTAATGATGAGAGGAGCAGAGGCCGTGGATCCGTAGGAATTCACGGCCGTTACCATCACGGTATAGACGGTGTTTGGTGTTAGAGAGGCGAATACGATGAACTGGGACATGAGGCCATTATCCACGGCAGGAGTGGCCGCCGCTCCGTTCAGGGAATAGGTGTAGGAAGTTGCACCAGATCCGCCAGGAGAAGACCAATTCACTTGAAAGGTAGTGCTGTTAAGGGTCGTCGTGGTGAGCACAGGCTGAGGTGGTGCCGTGCCCAGAGTCGTCACTGTAATAGTTGCCGAGGTAGACCCAACAGAATTCGTGGCGGTCACCACCACTGTATAGGCGGTTGCTGGAGCTAAGCCAGTGAAGGTGGCCGATTGGAGCGTGGCGGCAGGGGTGGCAGCAGCTCCGTTGAGGGTGAAACTAACAGAAGAGGCGCCGACAGGGGCCCAAGTGAGAGTGAATTCAGAAGAAGTGATACCACTGCTTGTAAGCAGCGGTTGAGAAGGAGGAGGAGGGCTGGATTGACTGTATTGAGCAATGGCTGCATAGATATAGGAAGGCATGGTGTAATTGAGAGCGGCGACAGTGGCTGTAGAGTATCTCGTTCTTGCCGCATTCACGGCACCGACCGCTAAGGCGAGCTTCAAGGAATTGGATTGGAAGGAAGAAATAGTGGTGGACACAGGATTGGCCGTCATCGTTGATCCAGCAGCCGAAGTAATAGAAGAGAGCGTAGAAAAGGCGGCAATGGAAGAGATGAGGTGAACTTGGGTATCATAGGCAACAGAGGCGAGATTCACGACTTGTCTGGAGGCGATGGCCGATGTTTGCGTTGACACAGATACCACGAGTTTGGCGATTCCCTCAAACAGTCCTGTGATGGCCTGGGGAAGAGGCTGGGCACCTTGAGTGAGGGTGGAATAAGCCTGGGTGCTGGTTGAGAAATTAGTCTGGACCTGTGTAAGAGTGGATAAGCTGTTATTGTAGGCCATCGTGACCTTGGCAAGAGAGGCGCCGGCATCAATGAGAGCGGTCTGAGCGGCCTGGATTTGTGCGATGCCGAGACCCTTAGAGATTTCTGAATCAAGTTTCGCCATGGCGAGGTCATAGACGTTCTGACCTAACTGCATCGCCACGAGAGTAGAGGCAGTGGCTCCCTCGGCCACGATCAAGGCATTGGCATAGGTAGTCACAGAGTTCGTCATGGCCGAGGAGTTGGCATTCACCAGCGTGGCGTTCATGATACCTAGGGCCAGAGGATTGACCGCCGCCGCCTGCTCCTCATTCACAAGAGCGGTACCGAGTTGGATGCTGGCTTGGGTGGTCTTGGCATAGATATAACTGGCATCATTCACGGCCGCCTGAAGTCCCGTAATCTGGGGCAGAGTGCCACCACCCGCAACGGCAGAAACAAGGGCGGCGACAGAGGTGCTATAATTGATTTGGGCGACGAAGGTGGAATGGGCCGCTGCCGTTCCCTCCTCATACAAGGCCGTGACTTGTTTGACTAAACTGTTGGCCAGAGCACCCTGGGTGGTGCTGTATCCGATCATGGCGGCAGATTCCAGAATAGAGACCGTGCTAGGATTGGCCGTCACTCCGCTCTGGGCTGTGGACACTGCGGCAACGGCTGCGGCGGCGGCGATGGCGGCTTTGGAATAAGCGGCCTTGGCGGAATCCACGGCACGGTTCAAGACCTGAATCTCAGAAATCCCCTTGCCGGCCGTGATAGCGCTATTCAGAGCACCCATGGCCAGGGTATACGCCACTGAAGCATCATTTAACACAGTCGTTGTAGAATTCTCGGTTTGGATGGCAGAATATAGATGATTGGCAAGTTGGTTATTGAGGGCAGTAGATATATTTTGTGTCATAGTGGATGCCGCCAGATTCAGAATAGCGAGGGCATTTGGATCTTCTGTTGCGGCAACCGTGGCCGATGTATAGAGGCCAGAGGCGGTTCTGAGGGCGGCTTCGGCGGATGCTAACTTGGCATCGGCGGCAGAAACGTTCGCCTGAAGCAGGGCGATTTTTTGCGGGTTCTCTTGATTTGCTAGGGCGGTATCGAGGAGACGACGAGCCACGGTCAGAGCGTTCTGGGCGAGTTGTTGATTCTCTAGCATTGTGTTATAGGTGAGATGAGCGGAATTGATGCGCTGGGCCGATTGGATGGTGGAAGGATTGTTGAGGACGAATTGTTCGTAATCTAATTTGGCGGCCATGGTGGTGCTGAAGGTGGATAAGGCGGCGTCGGTGATGGCGGCCACTGTAGAAAGATTAGAGGTGGTGACGGCCAGATTGGAATTGGCGGAAGCCAAGAGGACTTGTGCGGCGGATGAAGAGCCGTTGGCGAGGGTGAGGGCGGAAGCGGTGGATAAGGAGAGGCTGGTATAGCTCAGGAGAGTGGAGACGAGACTTGGATCTGAACTCACTCTGGCAGTAGCCTGGGTGGTAGAAAGAAGCTGTTGGACGATGGTGTTAGAAGCTGTGATTCTGGATATCGTGTCAATGGCCGTGGAGACATTAGAGGAAGCCGTCAAATACACATCGGTGGCGATGAGATTAGAGAGATTGGCGGCGGTATTGGAATTGGTTAATAAGGTCGTATAGGCAGAATATTCTGTGGCGGCGGATCTGATCAAGGCGATATTGGTAGAAAGAAGTGTGGCCTTTGTCTTTGCTTCAATGGCGGTATAGGCATTGACATTGGCCATCATAATTTGAATGCCAGACATGTTTCCGAGAATAATCGCCATATTCATGACCTGTTGAGCGTTCGTCAGTTGAGAAAGGGAGGTCTCCTGATTTGCCTGGGCGTTCAAGGCGTTGCTCCAGGCGCCGAGGGTGGCATTGGAAGCGTTGGTGAAGGCGAGTTGATTACTGAGAATGATCTGTGGATAGTTGGCGAGTTCTTCTTGGATAGCTGATGTTCTACAAGGCACGGCGGCAGCGGCAGCAGAAGCAGCGGCAGCTTGGGCAGCGGCGAGAGCGGCGGCGGCAGTGATGGAATTCGCAGTGGCACTGGTTAAGAG